CATCATCCAGATTGTTGTTCGGATTTTCGTTTTTCGTAAAAATATTTCATATCCAACAAGGCATTTGCTTTGTATACATCTTCCAGGGAATAATGTGTATCCAGTTCCCACAAGTTGCAGACATCCTCTAGTATTAATCTCCATAAGAAATACTCTTTATTTAATTCCTTATCTAAATATGTTGCGGCTCGTTCTGCTACTGGATCTGGTTTTTCTTCAGGAGCTGTCCAATACCGCCTTCGCCCAAAAAATCATAGTTCACCTCCAATACAAAAAAGACAATTTTGTAAACTGTTGACATTTTTCCTTGAAATACAGTATCAAATATTTCAGGTGACATTTCTTGATTATTAACACGTACACTGGACATACATTTCATTAGAACATCTTCGGCTTCTGTTTCAGATAGTTTTTCAAACAAGTTGCCAAATGCTTCACCTAATTTTGAAATATCAAAATCATCTTGTATTCCTGTTGATTTATTAAATGCAGCACCGAGTTCTTTCAGTGATGGCCCAAAAATCTTGCCAAACATTAACTGATACTTCCAGGCTTTGCGTGCTGGCCATGCCTGTACAGTAACTTCAAGTTCATCAAATTTTCTTGTTTGTGGTTCTATCATAATATTTCTCCTCTGCTGGTGATTTTAGTTAAATTCCAAGTAAACCTGTTACAACATTACCACCGACAAACATTTCACTTTCGGCAAGCACTATTGTCCATTCTCTGTTTGATACATCTTTACCGTATTCAATATTGGCAAATTTTCTGACGTAAGCTCTACCACTCAAAACAATGGTATCACCTTCAATTTCTTTAAGGGCAAAAGGAACAACCCCTGCACCTGTACGGATATCAAGATTATGTATAGCTGACAGAAACGAATTTGTATCCGATGTTTGCATCAATGTCAATACCACAAGTGACAGCGGATTGTTTGATGCGACCCGTACAACCTCCCCATCAGGGCCAGCCAGTTCTGTAAATGCATCTTCTACCTTTTCGACAGTAACAAACGTACCATCAGCGAATCCGTTTATAATGCCTGCACCCATTGTGATACTGACACCTTTAGGATCAAATGTTTTTAACGCCATTTTTATTTCTCCTTACTTAAACTGTTAAAGTGACACAGTACCGTTAATGTTTACTGCATGAATAGCCCCTGCCAGTGTTGCCTGGAAAGTGACACCGTTTAATGTTCTGTTTGCTTTGTCACCAGCCGAAACGTCTTTTGCTTTTGGTACAGATATTGAAAATGGTGGATCAGCTGCAATTCCACCGAGTACGACATTATCCTGCAGTACCTGATTTATTTCTGATTGTATTGATGTAATACCCGGATCAGTAAATGGCACCTTTGGAGCATTAACCAATAACCCAAATACATTTTCAGTGATTCTTGAATCAATAAAATCAACCACCACAATTACATCCAGATGTTCACCTTCTGCAACCTTACCATCTTCTGTGATATTCACACCACCAACTTCTGTATATTGGGTTGCGTTTTTATCAAGAATGTTTTTCCTTTGTGTGGAACTTGTAACATCAACAGTAATTCCAACCAGAGTTTTGAATTTGGCTGTCCATGTACCAGGGTCAAGAGGCAAGACTGATCCGAGTAATGCAGCCTCTGGAAATTGAGTTGCTGCATTGGATAAGTAAATAACCTGGCTTCTGGCAAAAGACGCTGCTTTTAATACAGCGGCCAGTGAAGTCGTATCAGAAGCATCTGTGACATCTTTAATATCAGCATCATCAGAGGCTGTACTAAATACCTTTTTAACTGTTTCAACAAAAGCAGCAATTGCTTCCTGATCTGCCTGCACCCTCAAAGTATAAACGATTCCATAATAGTCATCATCTTCAAGTGAAATAGCCGCAAGGTCATTTGCAAGAGTATCAGTTGTTATAAATACCGCTGTTTGGTTAGCATCAACCTTTACAGAATAAGCAACACCACCAACATCGGCATCCAAATCATAAGTGCCATCACCATTACCCGTACCTGTTACATCGACACCCGTAACTGCTGCGGCAAGGGCATCAGCAATACTTGCTGCCGTAGGTGAACCACCTGAAGCAATAACAAAATCAGTTCCGTTTACAGTTACGGTATAATTCGTATTTAAAATTACTGTATCAACCGTGATAACAGTGGTATCAGATGTGGCACGTCTTCCAATCTTAATATTTGGAACCGATGGTGACTGAGAGAAAATTGATGCAGCCGCAACAGCCTCTTTATCTGTTGATTGAAAATCTTCCAGTACAGCTTTTAAATTGCTATAAGTTCTGACAAGTGAAGTAAATGCCTTATTCACACCGAGAATCAATATAGTGCTGAAGCCCTGTCTAGATACAGCGGTTGTTTCCCTTGTAATTTGAACATTCACAATATCTTCTATTGACATAGTGTCCTCCTATATTGTTGAGTCAACGTTAATTGTTTGTGTAATATCTGGTTTCCCGGTTTGCTTTAATGTGCCTATCATGTTAACTTTTTCGATTAACCCAAATGGCACATCAGTTATAATATCACATGTACGCATCATCACATCATACGATGATCGTTCTTCATTTAAATCGTTATCGATACCGGAAATATCGAGAACGGAGTTTGTATCATTCCAGGTTATAACACCACCATCATCAACTAATGATCTGTGTATATCATCCCTGTTTAATGAAATTTTTAAATTTGTCGTTGTTTCTACAATGCCAGTACCGAAACCAAGTATTTCAAGTACAAAATCCATAGTGGTAATAATATCCTGTTCCCCTGCTACGGTTTGTGGATCAGATGGCGTAATTAATGATTCACCAATCTGTGTGAAGGACATCAGGCGAAGGGAAAAAAAAGGTTTATCGGGAATCATTCCATTTTCAAATTCCCATATCGTTTCAAGCCCGGTTTCACCGTTTATCCAATCATGGATGGCATTTTGCATTGTTAAAAAACTAATCATTGGCCTCACTCACAATTGCTTTGTAATGTGGGATTATACCGTTTTGCCATGGTTCAAGCATGACCACTAAATATTCTTTATTTTCCAGGGTAACCCGGTCGGCAGGGTCTTTTGTTTTCTGATCGTCAGTTCTTAATTTAAAATCAGTGTATAATCTAAAGGCACCTTTTTCTCTCAGTCCTTCAGGTAAGGTTTCACGTTCATCACCTGTTAATGGCTGGACACTGGCTGTAAAATTTAGAACACTCGTTGACCCATCAACAAAATGACCCTTAACACGGGAACCTGCTTGTGTTCTGGTTCCGACAATTGGCTTACGGAAACTCATGTAATAGTCTCCACATGTGTTATGGAATTACGATATTGTGACCGATCAATTAATGGATTTGCAGAGCGTTTTCTTTTAATCGTAGACGGTGCATTTTTTGGGGATTTTAATTTAGTGATTTGTGCTTTTATTTTGGCCGTCTGAAATTCGCCAATTAGACCTAACGCTCTTTTTGTGCTTAATTTCCCATCTAAAATAGCTCCACCAAATTTTTCTTTTACATTTGATATTTGCCTGAGGTTTGTATCGAAAGCCTGCCTGATTGCCGCCCTCGGTGGTATGCGCCTTTTCTTATTACCAAATTCTAATACTAGCGCAATATCTAAAAGTTTAAATGAATTGGTTATTGGTTTATGACCAGAGCCTTTTTTCGATGTTGGTTTTACTTTAAATCCAGTAGGCAAACCGATTTTAGTGAAACTACCATTGATTAGTGATAGTTCCTTTTTGATATTATTCCATCCATGATCAATATCTTCAACGGCCATTTACAAACCTATTCCTTGGAGTTAAAATACAGGCATTAAATAACCCGAGTAATTCCTGCCCGAATGGTGTTTGCATATAATAAAAATTGCGTTCTTTAATATTTGTACCGATACCACCAAATGACCTGGACAAATCCCCTTCTTTTTCAGATTTAATACCGCCCACTGCACCGGTGCCAGAACTAGCAGAGCTTCCCCCACTCTGCTTATCAAGCATTAACATGTGCAACGCAACCAATCCCAAAGCATATTGAAACTTATTTCCAAATATATTTTCAGAAATATAAAATGCTGCCAGTTCGATCATGTCATCCACACGGGAATCACCGACCAAATCCGGCATCTTTAATTCAACAACTTCTTTTGCAGTCGATACTGGCATTATGCGTTTGCCTGTTCCTTCGTGTCTGCGGTTTTCATTTCTGTAACTTGATCATCAATTGCTGAAAGTACAGATTTTCTTGATTTACTGGATTGTTCTTCTGAGGCAAGTTGTTCCAGGGCAGGGATTGAATATGTTTCTTTCACCATTTTAATCGCATCATCTGCTGTCATTGCGGTAAAAACAGTAGTTTCTTTTTTGCTTTTTGCTTCTTTGCCAGAAACAAGTTCATGTACTTTATTAGTGATAAAAGCCTTCCAATTAATATTAAGTTTTGGATCTGCAATGCATTTTAAAACATCTTGATCTTTAACACAGGTAAGCCCTGGATTAATACGCACACTAATTTCCCCTTTGAAACCTATGGTTACAAAGTTTGCTTTATTTCTTTTTACCCATATTTCAGGCAGTTTCTTTTCTTCGGTTTTGTCAGACATTTTGTTCTCCTTTTGCTGGTTAGTTAAATTTATTTGGGCTACTATGCTATGATTATGGACATACATACATAATCATACTTCTGGCAACCCAACAGAAGGGTCTTCCACTACACCAGCAGAGGAATTAGATTCCTTCTGAAAGATCAATAGCCAGAGGATAATAAACTATTACACCTCCGATTCTTGAATGTGCAGGCACTACAAATTCCAAGTTCCTTTCTTGTGCTGGAAACATTTCAAAAGGTTGTGGAATCTCCAGTGAAAGAACCTCCGGACTTCGATCATAAACAGCCATAACATCAGTGGGAGCAGCACCACCAGATGGAGCAGGATCTACGTCTTTCAGTTCATTGACCCAATCAACTATTTGGAAATCAGGATTATTTTTCATGAAGAATTCTTTGATAGTTGTATCAGTACCTGAATCCAACCTAGTTGTTGAAATTATACGATGCTGTATAACTGGCAAAAGCATAGTATTTGGTACTTCAACACCAAGTGTAATATCAATGATGCGTGTTGGTGCTGCGTTCATATCTCGCAGAATTTCAATTGGATTCTTTGGTGATCCACCATCCCATTTTACATTACCAGTGGTTACACCAGCAGGTACAACAGCAGCAGGCACGTTTGCCTGTGTGAGAAATCCCTGCAGGCCAGCAGCGGTATCACCAAACCATCCAATTCTATTGACGGCTTGATCATTGGCTTTTCTAACAGCAATTGCTTTCCTGGCTGTTAAAGGTATCCCTGCCATTTGCCCTTCACGGATTTCCTGAATATTGTATCCATAAGACCCACCAAGTGATTTAACAATTGATGTGAATTCTTTACCAAATACATCTGCTCTTGGTAAATCATCAGCATAATTTGAAATAACTTTCATTATTCCAACCTGATTAAACTGTTGGTATGTTATGGTTTTAGCACCAGAACCGGCATCCGTAGATACAGGTATCATAATGATTGCCTTTAACCCTGGATATTTTACATCAAAGGTTTTAGCCTTAATGAATTCAAGCTCTCTTGCAAATATTGCAGATTCAAATTCATCGAGGTTTACGGAGTTTATTGTTTCAGACATTTATTTGTCTCCTTTATTTAAAGTTACCTCAATGAATTAAGGTATGTTGATTTCGATTAAAGCAATACCGAACCCATCAGGATCAGTTGAAAGTTTTCTGCAAACGCCTGTTGGGATTGGGGTGTTACCACCTGCAACAGATGTCACTCTGCCACGCTCTACACCACCAATTGCAACATTGATATTTACTGCATCATCAATTGCAAGCGTACCCGTATCATTTGTTTCCTGGCGCATCCATACAAGACCTTGACGAATAACTGAAACAGCCTCTTCATCTTTGTATTCGGCAACTCCAGTAATAAGAGTTTTTTCCACATGCTGTTGTAATGAAATACCGCGTACTTCACCACCGGTTGCGGTTGGAATTTTTACTTCTCTTTCTGTATTAGTCCCTGCAATTAATCCAAGACCAAAACCAATGGCCCCTTCTGCAAGAAAACTTTCCACTCTGTCAAAACCAGCATCACCCTTTAATCCTGCAAAGGCTTCGGGCTGGTCTATGTTATATTCTGTTTGAGACATATCATTCTCCTTTTTTGTTGATTGTTTAGACCTTATGCCGCTTTGGTTTCAGGTTTGTATCCATTTGTTAATCTGTCGAGATAATCATTTCTGGATTTATCCAAGTCGACAGTATCATTGTTTGTATTGTTATTTCCACGTACAATTTTACGCTGATTGGAAATACTTGAATTATCATTCTTTACACCTTTGGGTGTATTTTCCAGGGCTGCATCAAAACGGGCCTGCATGTAAACATCATTCTTAATGTTTTCAGCATCTTTGCCGTCTTTATTGAAATCAGAAGAATATTTCTTGATAACCATTTCCTGAATTTCAGCATCACTCTTTTTCTCAATATCTTTGACATCATTGTCATCAAGATGTTTGAGTGCTGCACCAACCAATGTAATACGGGCATTGACTGCCTTATTTATTGCATCAGTGTGATCAATTTTTTCGGCTTCATCCAGTTTTGATTTTTGAGTATCAAAATCAGCTTGAAGTTTTGAATGATCTGTGTTAAGGGTTTTGAGATTTGTTTCGGCTTTATCGGCCCTGCCATTTGCTTTATTAAAAGCATTTGCAACTTCTGGTGCAGCTTCGTAGTTGATGCCGTCCAGATTCACTTGTACCATTTCCATTTTAGTTCTCCTTGGTTTGGGTTTTGAATCTTTTTTTATTGTTGATTCTGTTTGCACAGCATCTGCTGCATCTAGATGTAATTTTGCGACCCCTGCCCTGCCATTAGGTACAAGAGCAAGATGATTGTATATAATTTCGGTTTGACGTACATCATGGCGTTCACCACGAAATTCACCTTTATCTTCAATAAGTTTAACCTGGTATCCAAGTGACAATTCTTCAACACCATCTTCTTCAATTGCTTTTATTGCATTTGAATCAGTGATTAAAACTGTACCTGAAATAAGAGTACCATCGTGATTTATTTTTTCACCGGTAAATCCCACTTGAACCTTTCTGGCATTTTCTACATCAACCACCCTTTCTTTCGGATGGTTTAATGTAATGGGAAGCATTTCCATACTCTTTAATGAATCGTCTTTAAATACATCTTCTGGATGCCTTAATTCTTTTCTGATAGAACCATCATTATTACGGTAATCAAATACACCAGTACGGGTAAATACAGCATCAACTTTCAAAAACCCTTCTGATGTGAAGTTTTTTTGTTTTATTACACCTTTGTCATATCTTAATGTGTAGTCCATATTAGCCTCTTATAAGAATTATTTTATCTACTAATTCTACACCTTCACTGACTATGAATAATTGACCATTATCCCCATCTAAAGGAACAGGCCATGTTTCACCGGGTTTGATTTGAATTCCATCGGTTATAAGATTTGTAACAGAGAATCCAGCCCTTATATTAATGACTAAATCAGTATTTTGAACATTTAGAAATTTAGTTGAATCATTAAAAGTATAAATACTAATCGCTGTGGTTGTAGGTGCCGTATGTTTATTATTTACTGGCATATAAATCTCCTAAGTTACTTCTGCTGGTTCAACGATTGAGCTTTTATCTTCCGTAGTGATATTATTAATTTCATTTGGATCTTGAGATTCACATTCTTGTAGTCTTTCAACTAATTTGTCTGCTCTTTTGGCAGCTTCATTACTATCATAAGTAGTTTCGCCTAATTTTTTAATAAGGTTTTCATGATCTGATATTTTTAAAATCAACTCATTTCTTTCTTTAAAAATAAATCCTGTTTTGTCTTCATTCTCATAACCGTCTGTAATAGCATTATAAAGGCTTTCAATATTTTTCCAATCTTGTATAGTCGCTCCTTTTTGAGTTCCTGAAACGGCCCTATATAATATTGTCTGTTCATAGATGCTTATATTTTTTAAAATTTTAACTTTACCTTTTTCCTGATATTTATTGCCCTTTGTCATTTTATACT